CGACTAGACATAATGTCAGCACCGTTAAAGTCACCTTCTGACTCAGCAGTTTCACGATCAAATTTCTGCTTGCCACCACGACCCAACACAACATTCAGACGACTTTCCAGTTCTTCGTAGGACTTAAAGTTCTTAGCATCCATGAACTCATTCAAGGAATGCTGACTGCGCCACAGTTCTTCCAGTTCAGTATCAGTCTTGTCATCGAGCAGACAAGGAGTAGCGAACTCAGACTTATCGTAGTTCCAGTAACCTTCAACCTTACGGATCTTCAGTTTGAAGTTAGCACCTTGCCAGAAGTCGAAAGGATTGATAGGAGTTTCATCTTGGAACTCAGGTTGCATTGCTGCTTGGATCTTATCAAAGATCTTCTTACCAAACTTGTAGAGGAAGACCTTACCTTCGTTAGAAGGATTAGTAGGATCGCTTACAACGTAGATGTTAGCGTAGTAAGAGAGTTTACGCTTCTGCTTACGAGCAATTTCTTTATCGCTATCAAGACCACTGTTCCACAGAGTGCGGTTAAGTTCTGAGACAGGATCCTTACCACCAAGAGTGGTGAGAGAGTTTTCAATATACCATCCACCAGTACCTTGGAAACCGTGAGACCAGACCTTCGCCCATGGAAGATCTTCGCCATCAGGAGCAGGAAGGAAACGGATTACAGCGTAACCATTACCTGACTTATCCATTTCAGGTTTCCAGAAACGTTCGTCAGAACTGCCACCAGTGGCTTGGAGTTTGTCAATCTCCTTATTCAGACGATCAAAACCAAATTTAGAGCTGTTTTTAAGATCAGCAAAAGACATTCGTATTACCTCGGATTTTTGTATTTGTTGGATTATGATGTCCCAACAGGATCATCATACACTATTTATAGGTCGCCGTCAAGCACCTGCTGACGGACATTCTCCATGTTTTCGCGGAAACTATCATAGATCCCTAACATGTCAAGACCATCGGCATCCATGCCAAGAACCTTGGCAGCACGACGGAATTCTTCCTTCAGTTCCTTTGCCATAGGATCTTCAGAAAGATTTAATCTCATGTAGAAAATTTTCTGACGCTCAATCAATTCAAGCATCGCATCAAAAAAATCTATGCGATCATCTGATGTCATCATAGGAATAAATGGCATCCTATTGACAATTTCTTGCTGCTTAAGACTAATCTCTTGAGCTTCTTTTTGTACTATTTCTGAATCGAAGAAAGACATTGGTGATCTAATACTTTTTCCTTTAATGTATGTTTATATTTAACAGTATCCACAGTTATGAATGGAGCATACTTAAGAACGGTTCTCCTCACATCTTTCCATACAAGGTGTTCGGTAATTTTCTTATCAAACTGTGGGATAAAGTTTAGAATTTTATCAAGGATAACAAATGTCTCCATTGATATTTTACTACCCAGAAGGTATTTAAGTAACTGAGGATGTGTCTCAGTCACAGTGAATAACTGATCGAATTCATTTACCTGCTGTAGAATGAAATCTATGTCTTCACTAAAAGTATAGTGCAGACTTTCCATTCGTTTCTTCCATGCACGATAATTATCATCACCGTCATTTCTCACCATGTTACCAATCCAACCTGCTGGATCTGCAACAAAATTTGAGACGAAGTATGGAAGGATCTCGTCATCTTTCTTACGATTAGTAAGTTTTTTGAAAAAGTAACGGTCCTTCCTTTTCTCGAAGTTTGTTTCCGTTACTCTAGTTTTGCCGTTGAATTTGAAATAATCATAACTGTCGGTAGTGAAGTGCAACTTCAGTGCGACATACATTTTATAGGATTCAAACGCTGTCATAAAATAAGTCGTGCCTTAGAAGACTTCTTCATGTAGTTGAGACGTTGAGCGTCATACTTCAACTTTTCTTTAAGTGGTTTTGAAATTAATTTAGAAACAGTTTCAATTTCAATGTTGTTCTCAGTACAAAAATGAATAATACATTCAATGTAATTCATCGTACCATTACTAATTTTTTTTAAGTTCTCAATTTCCATCGAGAACTTAGCAGCAGTCATGAATTTCTGTTCCAAAATGTCATTAAGGTTTTCCTTAGACATTGGCAAACTTTTCTCCCTTGTGATAGTTAACAAACTCATCAATGTACTGCTCCAATAATTTCATATAATACATTGTATCATACTTTTGAAATAATTGCACCTCACCATCTTCACATGCTTGGATAATGACGAGTTTTTGGACCTCAATACCAGTGAGGTCATGGTACAAAGCACCGTAGGCAGCACATTGAACGAAGTAATGTTCAATCCATTTCTCTGGTTTCTGCTTACGTGATGTTTTAAAATCAACAATTGCTAGTTCGCCTTGATATTCGGCAATACAATCTACTCGACCAGCAAGACCATAATATTCACTATACAGTGGTGCTTCAAGAGCGTGTATATTATTTATGTCATCAAAATAAGGAAGGGAATTCTCAAATAATTGATATGGTTTACTGATCTGTTCCATAAGATCTTTTGGTTTCACTTCAATATTATTGAAGTAGTCTTCAGCATATGCATGATACTTAGTACCACGATCAGTACCTTGCTTGGAGATACGATTTGCTTCTACATCACCAACACGTTTACGCCACTCAGCAATACTCTTACGAGATTTTAATGATGTGATAGACGTGATTGATGGAAGTTTTCTACCACTAGGAGTACGATAATACCGCACTCCATTCACTGTAGTAGGATCAGGAAGTTCACTTAAAGAATTACCAACATGATTAAACATACTAAAGACCAAGCCCCATTTTACTTACAAGATACGATTTAACTAGACCAGAACGAACGATGTCATCGACACCAAATTCAATTAAACTAAACTCTTTCATGTCCTCTAGGATCTTCATGAAATCAATAATGCCATTTTTCTCATGTTGTTTGACTAGATCAGTCTGAACTACATCACCACAGAACATAATCTTAGAGTTCTCACCAACACGGGTGATGATACTATCAAGTTCGTGGAAGTTCAGGTTCTGTGCTTCATCAATCAGAAGGATAGCATTATCAAATGTAGTACCACGAATGAATGATGTGGACCAGAATGACACAGTTCCCTGTGCTTTCAGATTAGTATACAAGAGTTCAAATGAATTGTCATCTGGCATCTTAAACATATACTTCACCATGTTCTTATAAGGAATTTGGTAAAGTGATGATTTATCCTCATGATCTCCTGGAAGGAAACCAATTTCCCTTGTAGCAACCAAAGATCTAACAATGTAAATCTTCTCGTATGGAGTATTTTCATCTAGCACATCTCTAAGCGCAAGATAAAGAGCAATAAAGGTTTTACCTGTACCAGCAGCACCATATCCAAACATATTCTGATCTAAAGAATAATCATGAAAGAACTTTTCTTGGTTCTCGGTGAGAGGTTCAATAGTTTTAAGATATTCACTATTGATGGGTTTCCTTCTCTTCATCTGCTTAGTAGACATACCAGATGGGACTGGAGCAGAATTTCTTTTTCTAGGCATAGAATCAAGTATAACGGGATAAGTTAGCACCGGGGTGACGCTTTTGTACTTTTTGCATCACTTCTTTAAAACCTTGTGATTGTTTAGGTTCACCGTATATAGTTCCCCCAAACCCACCAGCATTCCAGTCTTTATCCCAATCAGGGTGATCTTTTCTCCACTGTTCGTAGTCGGAGATAGATAAACTAAGTTCTAAAGTGTCTCCATTCTTTAAGTTTTTAACGTTGTAAGTTGGCATAATTAAATCCAGTCGGGTTTACGATGAGGAAGTCTTAGATAGTTATCTTTGACCCATGGTTTACTCGCAATATACATTTTGTATGCGGTAAAAGTATCTATGCTACTGTCTAGTTTGTATTCGACAGGCATTGCCCTTACAAATGGCGTTGTATGCCTCCCTGAGCGTCCTTGAGGATCAGCGGTAGGCAATATACTCTTCGCTGCTAGAAGGGTCTTGTGGCAGGTGTGGACCTTACCGTAACGAGCAGTGTATTCATCACACATAGCAAGACCATGAGCGAGTAACCATTGCCAGTTTAGCACAAATTCACTCGCCCAGATAGTGCATGGATGATTACGGAATGCACCCTTCTCAGTGGCATAAGGTGTACCGTCTGCTTTAGGAATAGTACCAAACCCATGACCCCATTTGTCAGAACATACGATAGCAAGCATCTGACAGGTTTCTAAGGGCATCTTGACGATGTGCTTATCAGGAAGAACTTGTGCTGACTTCCAGGGATCTTGATCTGTAACAAAGATATTCATAGCAACTTGGTTGTCGAAATTATGAGTAGGAATGTTGTCATTATAACCACATCCCAAGATTTTGTCTTTATGAAGTAAGGAACTGAAATAAGATCTGCGAAAAGGTTGAGGAATACTCCCCAGTAAAGATTTACATGGATGATAATAAAATAGGCAGCAATCACACCGATGCTGCCTACAATCCTCATACGAACTACATTCACCATTCAAGTGCTTCTGCTACTGCAGGAAACTGTTCTTTGAAAATATCACGTACACCTTCAGCAACAATCATATGTTCCTTCTGAGTGCCATTAGCAGAGCGCAGATCGATATAATGAGCCCATGACCGAACTGAGCCACTCATGTAGATTTTTGTGGGAACTGCCAAAGGAAGCACCATTCTTGCACATTCCTTTGCAACTCCACGCTCAAGCATCTGCTGATATAATGCCATCGCTGAATCAAATAATGTTGTCATTTGAATTTCTAAATTCTGGACTTCAAACGCATCCAGATCATCAATAGAATTCTGACGATTTTTGGTGTCCTGCCTACGGAGTTCTGGTAGGGGGATCTTCGACGCGAGTAAGGAACTATCAGCATAACGTTGAGAAAATTCTTGGAAAGTAAATGAACGGTGCCTCAGGATCTGAGCCGCGATTGCCCTAG